TACACGAAGTCAAAGGACCCCGCCCAAACCTTGTTGTAGGTCGTGGTGGCGTACACATCGGAGTTGTACCCAAACACTTCCCGCTGGATGTTGGCCCGCTTGCGGTTCTTCATCGTAAAGGTGTAGGAATCAATCCCGCCGTACTTATTGACGAAGTGAACGGGGATGGAGTCAAACCGCTGGCAGGGGCCGATGACATAAGTGAAGGGAACCGTTGCGTTTCCATTGTCATCAAGAAACGATATTGTGTAGTACGCACCTTCGGCAGTTGGGAAGTTGACCGAACCAGCAAAGCCGTCCGAACATTGACCCGAAGTCAGGGCCGTAATGTTTAATGGCCCAGCACCAAATCGAAAGATAGTAGAACCCGATGCAGACCCGATGCTGACATTGTAAAACCGAACCAATGCGCCGCCCGCCGTATAGTAGGTAATTTGTGCGTCAGTATTTTGGGGGTTTGTAAATCCCGAACCAACGCCCTGCGCTAACCATCCATACGAATCGGAATAGACCGTCCTGCGAACATTCGTTGCAAGGCTTCGGGTTACCAAGTCCTCAAATGTGCCCGACGGGAAGTACAGGCTTCCACTCCACCCCGCAAGTTCCAACTGCTCCAGGTTCCCTGCAAACGCCATCACCCCGCTGACAATCGTGGTCGCTCCTGTGACGACGGGGGTGTTCCCGTACTCCTGCGTGAAGTCCAAGCGATAGCCCGAATAGAACCCCGAATGGTCAGCAAATCCCGTCTGCGTGAGCGTTGGGGCCGTCGGGGCTATCAAGGTTTCAACGACCTTCTGAACATCAAAGAATCCGAAGTTGGTGGTCGGCAGTTTGTCGCATTTCAGCCTTGCCAGCGTCGTGCCTGCGGGGTTCTTGACATCGCAGACATACCTGTAATTGGGTTGTGCAATCAGCGAGCCGCTGACTTTGTAAAGCATCTTGTTGTAAACGGGCGTGGCCACAAGGGGCGAACCCGAAAGGACGGTTATGGACATGGGTTATCGGACGGTTGCGACGCTGATGGACTTGCCGAGGACTTCGGCGATGTTTTCGGTTAGGACATCCACCATCTCCTTGGTGGCGGCATTGGACATAAAGTTGGTGGCCCGTAAGCCTTCCCGCCGAATCTTGTTGGCGATGTTGATGGCGAAGGAACGGTTGGCGGCCTTCTTGTCACGGCCTTCCAGGGGGATTTCTTTGAATGCAATCCACTCCTGAATGGGTCGGATAGGTGGCCGTTTGTCCCTGTATTGGAACGGGCTATTTGGAGCACGGCTACTGCTGACCGCACCCTTGACACCGAGGTCCACGAACTTCCAATAGTCGTTGGCCACAATAGCGACCACGAAGGAAGTGTCGGTTAGGGTGATGGGCTTGATGTCAATGCTTGCCGACAGGGAATCGCTTGCAATGGCGTTGGCGTTGGCGAGGTTCTGCTTGGCGAGCCTGACCACCCCCTCCAGCCACTTGGTGACCAGGGCGTAGGACTTGTTTTCAATTGCTCCATCCGCAAGGCTTACCCCGAAGTCAGCCAAGGCCTCCTTCTGCAAGTCGGTCAGTTTCTTCCCTGACCCACCGACGAATACATCGAACTCCATGGTTGTAAATGTAGGCCCGCAAACAAAGTGTCCTACTTCCTCCGCATCCGCTCTGCTTCCATCCGTTCGGCCTCCAAGATGTCGTGGATCAGCAGCGCATAGTTCAGGAACTCCACCGCCTTCATTGCGAAGATGGCCTCAAACTTTAGGACATCCTTGTTCGCCATCCTCCACACCACCATCAGCCAACCGTAGCCAGCGAGGGGGTTGGTTACTGGCCCTGCATCCCTTTCGTCAGGTGCTTGGAATAGTCGCTCAAAACTTTCAAGTAGGATTCTGAACTTAGCAAAAAAAAACTGACCACCCCCCAAACATCGCCAATCTTGGCGTTGGCTTTGAGCAGTTCGGCCCGTTCTTGATGGCTTGCCCCGTCGTACTTCTTCGGGAAGTATCCCATGAACCCGCCCTCCCTGCAAAGGGTCGCCATGATGCGGTGCAGGTTTTGGACGAGTTTCTTTTCGTCCGTGGTGTCGGTGTCCATTAGGTCTATCAGTTGGCCAGCGGTGAGTTCATCGGTGAAGACGGTCGGAATCCACCACTTGCCACCCGCTTTGAACCGCCTGCGATATGCCAAGGTTGGTAACTCGTTCCACTCTGCGATAATGGTCTTGTAGCGTTTTGTCAGCCCCTTGGCGGGCATTTCCCTTACGAGTGATACATCCACCCCCTCCACTATCGCCACGACCCCTGCACGCTTGTCGTAATCGGTCAGCACGGGGCTGAACTCCAGCGCAGCGATGCGTTGGAACTGGTCGATGGTGAGGTCTTGGAGTTTCATTTTTGGAAGTACCATTGCTGCGTGCCTGGGACAACGCCGTGCCGTCCCCCGAAAAATTCGCCCACCGCCTTCACGACCCCTGGCCATCCCGCAGTGTAGTCATCCCCGCAAATGAACCCTCCCCGCTTGACCTTCGGAAACCAAGCCTCCAGGTCCGCAAGCACGGGTTCGTATTCGTGAGCCGCATCGATGTAAACGATGTCAAATTCGCCCTGCTTGAATAGTTTGGACGCAGCAATAGAATCGCAGTTGTGGTCCTTGATTTTGTCGCTTATCGGGGCGATGTTCTGCTTGAACACCTCGTAGGACGGGACCGAGTTGCTGGCCTTGTGTTCGGGTGAACCCTCAAAGTGGTCCACCGCTATCAACTTGTAGTTCTGCCCCCTGCTGACAAACACCTCGTCAAAGATGGCTGTGCCTCGTCCGAGATAGACCCCGATTTCAGCCATAGTGATGCGAGGCTTGGGGGGCAGGGTGTCAAGGATGAATTGAAGGAGTTGGCCTTGTTCCTGTGGGCTGGACCAGCCGAAGATGTGGTCGTGTTTCATCGCTTAAAGATTTCTTTGATGTTCCTACTGTTGTCCTGATAATTGTTGGATAGGTGATAGACCTTGCAATGGTCCGCAAGTTCGCCCTGCTCGGTCATCTCCAGCATCGGCTTCAGTTCCAAGGACCAAATGGGTAGGGAGGCAAGGGATTCACGGTAGAGGCCGTTGTTCGGTATAATCTGCAACGCTTGCGGGTTGCGGCTCAACACCTCGGCGAGCCGCTTGGTACTGAACATCCAAAAAGCGTGGTAGTTGATGTAGAACGGGAGGCTTGCGTAGGTCTTCCCGTTCCACTCCCTCCACATATTCGGTGTGGGATTGAATGTAATGTCGGGGCTAAATTCGCCTTCCACATTGGGGTAGGTTTCAATCCGAGTGAAGGACGGGTACAAGTTGTCCTCAAACATTGAGTCGAACTGCTTGGTGAAGTTGACGAATCCCTCCTTGGGGAGCATCATGTCGTCCTCAAAATATGCCACCCAGTCAAAGTGCCGATACACCTCCGCAATCCTGTGGCGGTGCTTGCTGGTCAGTTCCCAAGGGTGTCCCATATTGGTATGAGCGTGGAAGGTAACAGGAAGGTGTGCGAGTTCTTGGGCCGCTTGCGGGTCGTTGGTGTCCACGAAGATTTCAGCCTGCACGGGGTAGGACTTGATGGCCTCAATGACCTTGGTCAAGTTCCCCACCCTGTTCGGATGGTGGTGGTAGGCGATATTGGCGAGCAGTTTCATGGTCCTTAGAATGTGATGACAAACTTACTTGGGTCGGGCCATCCTGGGTTGGGGTCGTACACGGTCATCCCTTCCCGCTTCCCAATCCAAGTTTCGGCTTGGTAGCGGTGTTCCCGAACTGGCTCTCCGAGTTCCCGCACATGGGACGACTTAGCCCACCAAAAGTTACCTGCGAAATATGGGTAACCGTCGGGATTGTTCTGGTCTGCGATTTGGGGGAATTGCTCGGTGGTGAGCCAATGCGTTCCCACGCAATCCACTTTCTCCAGTTCCGCAAGGGAGCGTTCCCAAGCGACGATGTTAAAAAACACCATAGACCTGCACCACATCTGCTTAACCAGCGACGGGTCAGCGGACCCCTTAGTATGCCCGTAGAGGTAGGCCGCATCCTCGGTTTGGCTCGCCTTGTACATCTCGGTGAGGGTCGCCTGCTCCCAAGCGTTGGTTCGGGTCACAACTATTTTAATCTTCGAGGCGACAAGCGAGTTGTCCAGTATATCCTTGACCAACTTCCGCTGGTCGGGAGGACCGACGATGCCGACCCGAATCTCGTCCAACTGTTCTATCAGCCCGTAATTGCACAAGGCCATCATGTGTTGGTGCATGATGAGTTGCCATTGGCCGCCGCCGCCGCAATAGATGTGGTAGTAGTGGATGAGTTTCATTGCATGAGGAGGGTTAAGATGCAGCCGATAAACACCAAGGCCAGCACGACCCGACCGATGGCCAAGGCAAGGTTAAGGATGGATTCGAGGTTCATGCCCCAAAGTTACACCACAAGATACTTGCCCGAGTTGCTCACGGCCAATTTGTTGAGGGCCACATAGCGGAGCGCATCGCAGGCGTGGTTGTAGGAATCAATCGGGACCCCCGTGTCCTTGCCGTCCTTGTCCGTGGCCCAAGTGTACGAGCGGAGTTCTTTTATCAGGTTCACGGAATCCTTGGTCACATGAAGGTTAAACCGCTTGACCACATCTATCCCCTGCCTGACCGAATCGGGTCCCTTGGATGCGGGCTTGATATTGAATCCGAGGCGGTAGATTTCCTCGATTGACTTCGGTTCTGCTGAATCGGCCACAATCTCCCACGCCCTTGTAATGCCGAACTCTTTCAGTCGGACGGCGATGTCGGAGTTGGTCAGCCCCCGATGGTAGAGCAGTTCGTGGATAAACAAGTCGTCCCCCCTGCGGTAAACGGCGACCAAGGCCGTGGGGTCGTTGCTAAAGCCCCAGTCGAGGCCGTAGGCGACGAATTTCATCGTGGATGGGTCAATGCCCTCAACCACCGTGTAATCGCCGTATATCGCCCCTTGGAGCGTCCCGACTTGGCCGAGGCCGTACACCTTCCACCAATTGGCCCAGTATGCGGATGTTTCGGCTTTGGTGCGATTCAGTTCGATGTCGTTGCGGATGGTGTCGGGAAGGGCTTCGTTGTCTTGGTATGTGAGGATGAGGAACTCCGCATCCGTTTCGGGGAGGACTTCCGTATGCGCCCAAAATTCGTGGGTGGGGTTGAAGTCGATGTAAATCTCCTGACTTGTACGAATCGCCAACTGGTAGTAGGAATCGAAATCGATATTGTTGGCCTCGTTTATGTAGAGGATTTGCCGCCTTGCCCCTCGGAGGCGGGCTTCCGAATCAGCGGAAAAGAACTCAATGGTGGACCCGTTGGCGAAGTTGTACTGCAGGAGGGTCTTGTTCCAGCGGTCGGGAACCCACCTGTGGGTCCATTGCATAATCTTGGCAAAATCTTTGATGGCCCCCCGTCGCAAGTGAGGGACGGATTCGGACACGACCGAAATCTCCGACTTGGGATGGCGAGCGGCGTGGTCAATCAGGACCGCAAGGATGCCGAAGGTCTTGGACGCACTTGTCCCGCCCTGAATGACCTTCTTCCGAGCGGTCATCGCCCGAATCTTCTTGATGGCGGTGGTGTACTGGAACATCATTTTGTTGGCGTCAACGAAATGGTTTTGCGGCCATGGCAGGAGTTGAACCCGCAATCATACAAGGTGTTGTATGGGTGGCCTCCCACCACATAGCCGTGTAGTCAGGGGAGGGCCGATAGTAGGGTATGCGCACTTCCCGTTTGAAGGACTATCGTAAGCCGATGCTCAATTCCGCCACCTGACTGACACAAAGATACGAGCCTTTCGCAAACCCGCAATACTATTCCCCAAAAAGCGGCTGCTCAATGGTGATACTCGTTTCCTGCTTTTCTACCAACCCGTTCAACCGCTGGGTGATGGATGGGTTGTACTGACCAACCATGCCTCCCTCAATTTGGTCTTTGCGGATGGATTTCTTAATGCGTGAACAGACCTCCGAAAATTGGTCGTATTTGCCGTCCTTGTTTGTGAAATACTCGTCCGCTCCGCTTCTTACATCCAAATCCCACAGGAATAGTTGAAAGCCCTCCATCGTCAAAGGACGCTGCAATGGCTCAAGTTTCTGTTCCCCATCCTTGCCCACAAAGACGGTCTTGAGGCGTGGGTTTGCCTTGACTTCTTCGGCATACTTGACGAATGCGTCCCAAAGGTCTTGGGGTGTTTCAAACGACCGTGGCCTTCCTGCTCCCATCAGTATTCTATTTTATCAATCAGTTCGTCAATCTTGTCCACGATTTTCATCTTGACGGCAAAGGCGTTGGGCGAGTTGGATTCCTCCACCGCACCAATGCAGTCGCAGAGGGTCGTGATGACCATCATGAGCGAATCCATGCGGGCTTGGACTTGGGCTTCGGGGTCAGCCTTCGTTGAGTTCGCCAAGTTCTCGTAGTTTATTTCGTGACCACCCAAGGGCCGCTTTGCCACCCCAAAGGAGATAGGAGATGTAGCCGCAGTCCGAAGAAGAGTCAGCGTTGTCGTAGTAGGTTTCGGCCCGTGAAAGGTAGGAGTGCATCCGCTTGATGGTCTGCACCGATAGCGGCCTGCCATCACTGATATCGGCAGCACGGCGGCGGCCAATGATGGTAGCACATTTGTTCCCGTTCCTCTCGTTAAGTTCAATCCCCCGCTTGGCATTATTGCGTACCCCTTCACCGTAGTCGGCGTAGGATTCAAATGCCTGCCGCTTGTCGTTGGCGTAGATGTGAGCGCAGACGGCCATCCGTTGCCCAGCATCGGGGAACTCGGAATTGGTCTTTGGGTCACCCATGCAGCGTTGGAGAAATTCATCCTTCGGCTCTTGGGGATTCGGGGTTGGTAAGGGCATAATTAACGGTCTGCTGGTTGGCTTCGGCGAACTGGTCCGCCTCTTGGTAAATGTAGGAGAGGGCCGATTTTACGCAGTCCGCACACCACCAATTCGTGTTGGGTCGTCCATGGGCCACGAGGATGGTCTGCAGGTCGTGGACCGCTTCGGGGGAGAGCCGCATGAACAGGGCGGCTTGGTACTGGTCCCAATAGTGGCGGTGCTTGGTTGCCAGCAGGTACTCGTCTTGGGTCATCGGTTGGTGACTTGGAGGATGACAACCGTCAACCCCGCAGAGGCAAGGCCGTAAACGGGAGCGAGGACCCAACCGCAGGTGGGCAGGGTCAGGGCCACCGCCACCCAAAAAGTGAGGCAGGCAGGTCTTGTACCAAGCCTGCGGGAGGACATGGTATTCCGCAATAGCAAGGGCGGTCAGCGAACTAATCAGCAGGGGAAATATCAGCGTGTCCATGGGATTGAATGGCGGCCTTAATTTTGGCCTTGGCTTGGTCAATGGAATAGATTATTGAGCGGTACGGAATACCCGTGTCCCTTGAAAGTTTCTTCATGTTACCCGTCCGTAGGTGCAGGCGGAGCAGTTCCTTGTCATAAGGGAAAGCCCCATCCTTTGCCCAAGTGTCCATCTCTGCTTCGGCAATGGCCCACAGGTCGTCCATCAAGGAATCGTACTCGGACTGGGGGATAGAGGAATCGGGGTCCAGCTCCTCTAGCAAATCGTGATGGCGGTACTTTTGGGCAAACTGGTTGTTCTTACCCCTGTAAAGGTTCAGCAGGAGGCGCACCACATAGAACTTGAAATACCCCTGCCCGTGGATTTGCATGATTTTTTCTGGATTTTTTTCCAGCAGGATAAGGACGCACTCTTGTTCCAAGTCCCGCCAAAGCGGGTCGCCACCCGTGATGGTAAGGCAGGCTTTTCGGATTTCGCCGCTTCGGTAGAGGTCCAGTATCGTTTGTTCTGCTGACTGCATATGCAAAGATTGCAAAAAAAAAGGGCCAGCGGTTAGGCTGACCCCTTGGGCGTGATAGCAGTTTCGGGCTATTCGGTGGACGGAAGTTGCAGAGTGTCAGTGATATAAGCCCCCTCAGCCGTCTGCAAATACTCTTGGGCGTTGTTGAAAACTTGCCTCCGTAGGTATCGCAGTTGGGGCTTGGCCTTGCAGTCGTTGTGGAAGGATTCCAAGTTGATGATGATCGTGGAGTAGTGCCGATTCAGTTCCTTCCCGATGGCCATGAAGGTGAACAGGTACTCGTTGTAGGCGATGTCGGCAACGATGTTCCGAGCGATTACGCAGGGCCGTTCCCGTGAAGGGGACTTACTTTGAAAAGGCTCGGATTGCACGCAGGTCGGTCACGACTTCGGTTAAAATGACTTTTAAATCAGCCAATACTTCTAATTCCCCTTCAGTAAGGAATCTCTTTTTTAGTTCGACGGCTTCATTAAGGAATTTCAATTTTGCCTCGTATTTTTCTATTATTTCGTTCATGGGGGTTGGGTTAAAGGGTTTCAATTGACCGTACAACTTTGACCTCAATTTCGGGGATGGGCATCCAATAGTTGACTTCGCTGGTAAACCAAGAGTGATTCTCGGAGTACCACATATTGTTACTTACAGAATACCAAGCAACGATTTGCAGTCCTTCAATGTCGGTAATCAGCACGGGTTCGCCATCCTTGGGCATTTGGTCTTGGGGTCTTATCCAGGGCATGGCTTAGGCGTTTTTGGCTTGAAGGATTCTTCCGAGCAGGGTCCAGTTCACGGACCAAGGCTTGATGGTTTCGGAGCGGTCGGGGCGGTCGCAGTTCACGCACTCCTTGCGGATGTGAATCTGCCAGCGGCGGAAATCGGTCGGGGTTGGTTTCATGGGTTAGGGTTTATGGTTTGGAATAATGTGTATTTCCCGCATTTTGCGGTTATGTTTTTTACCTGCGGCCCGAATCCGTTGGACCTGCTCAACACATACTCGCAGGCATCACCCTTGGTCCTAACCTCAATCACCTTCCAAGGGCGGTTGTTAGTGCAGGCGGTCAGGAGCAGAAGGAGCAGTAAGCGGCGCATGGTCCAAAGATATAAACAACCTACCCACATTCAGCCAACACCCTTTGGAATTCTTCCACGCTTCGGATTATGGCGTACCTGTACCCCGCCTCCTGAACGACCCCCTGCCACCACTTTTGGGATAGGGACTGCTTGCCCTTGGGGTCTTTGAACTCCAAGAACACGGCCCCAGCGTCGGACAAGTATATCATGTCGCTCACCCCCGCCACCACGCCCATGGCCTTCATCACGCTCCCAGCATAGGCAGACGGTGCGTTGTTGTTGACGGTGAACAATCGGCCCCGCTGGTCGGGGAAGTTGTTCCAATGCCATTGGAAGCACTCGGCTTGAATCTTGAACTCTTGCATGGGTAAATTATTTGAGGATTGGGAAACGGTCTTTGTTGTGAAATGCCCAGCCTGGCTTCCAGCCCATGTAACGGATGAACTCCAAGGCTTCGGCTTTGCTCTTGCATTGGTTGTGCAGGACCCAGAACGGTGAAATTACTTTGGCCTTGGCCAGTTGTGCCTTTTGGTACATGCTGCTCGTCGTGGCCAACTGCATGCCCTGGGCTTTGGTCATCAGGTGCAGGTCCACCATTTCGCCCTGCTCTTGCGGCTTGCGCTGGTACTCGTAGCCGCAATGCTTGCACTTCATCGCCCCGACGGGGATAATCGCCTCGCAGCCCTTGCAGTTCTTCGCCCCGCCAACGCCATCGGATTTCTTCTTGCGTTTCTTCTTCAATGACCAATCACGGTTGGCTTCCCAAAACCCGTGGTGGTTCACATTGTTCCCAAAGTCGAGGATCGTGAACTCCCGCTTGGTAGGGGTCACCCTGGAACCACGACCCACCATCTGCATAAATAGCGGCAGGCTTGCGGTCGCACGGTAAAGGATCACCACCTCAATGGTCGGCTCGTCAAAGCCTGTGGTCATCAAATCGCAGTTGCAAAGGATAGCGTCGGGCGTGTGCTTGAACCATTCCAATATATCTGCCCGCTCCTGCTTGCCCATAGTCCCATCCACATGGCGGGCGTTGTGGCCTGCAGTAGTCATCGCCCCGCATCCCGATTCCCGACAAGTCCAAGTTTGTCCCATAGGTGACAGGACTGGCAAGGAACCCTTGGCGTATCAGTTCACCGACCTGCACAGGGTTGTGGAGGGCTTGGTAGAACTTGGACAGGCACTCTTGGTTCCCACGACGCAGCGGGGTTGCGGTGGCCCCGATCACCACGGCCTTGGCGGGGATGCTTGCAAGTAACGGGTTAAAGGTCTGCTTGTGGGCTTCGTCAATGATTACCAGGTCCATTCCCGCCATGAGGTCGGCATAGTCGGCCTTGTTCTTGCGTCGGGCGTAGGTCTGCGCCATGGCTATAAAGCAGTTCCCCGAAACATCCAGTCGGGGCTTGCCCGCTTCAATGAGGGTCGGCAGGATCCCAAACTGATCCAGCGCACCGTTGGATTGCTTCAGCAGTTCAACCCTATCGGTGAAGATGATGCACCGTTTCCCCCGCTGAAGGGCCGATGCCACCATGAAGGTGAACATGACGGTCTTGCCGCTTCCCGTTGGAGCGCACAGGATGATGTGCCTCTTGCCCTCTGCGATACTTGTCCGCATTTGGTCAATGGCTTGGTTTTGGTAGGGTCTAAGCGTAGTCACTTGTAGTCACTTTGGTTTTTGAGAAGTGACTACAAAAAACGGCCTTCCTGATAGCGTGGAGGCGGTTGTAGTCAGTGTAGTCACTTGTAGTTACTTTTTTTCTTATGAGTAGATATACATCACACATGCACACACGCACACGCTCGTATATATTGCCAATGT